TTTTTGCTTGCCTCCACCCTGTGGTCTTGAAGGGGCTGCAGGAGCCGGTGCCCGAGGTTCGATATACTTTTTACCCATCACTGTGGTTTCCCTAGGTTTCTGCGACACTGCGGCAGTTGCCTGTGGAACTTGTACCTTAGGCTCATCCTTAATAGGGAACTTAGGTGGCAGTGGTTCGTATTCCAGCTCTGGTTTAGTTTTTACTGCCTGCTTTGGTGGAGAAGCTTTCTGAGCAGGTTTAGATGTAGTAGTTGTTGGTGCTTTCTTCTGGTACTTACCAAACTCAGACATTTTCTGAGAAACAACTTTGGTAGCAAGTGCGGTCGACAATGCTGCGGACTGGGGTGTTGATAAGAATGTTGCTGCTGTTCCTAGACCAGTAAGTGCTTTTCCAGCAAGTCCTGCAGCACGAACTGGAGATGAAAGTATTGATCCAATTCTCCCCGCTTCATTCACTGCACTGAAAATATCATTGAGTTCTTGCTCTGTGACAGGCTGAGTGCTGATCTTTGTCACGACTTTACGAATATGCTTTACCTGCTTATCGACATTCTGATTATCGATTTCAACACGATCAGTTGGTGCCAAGTATTTGAATTCCGGAGCATTCAGCTTTGTTTTGAGCAGCTTGATAGCTTCCGTCTGGAATTTTTTAGGTGGGTCTTCTGGACTGATAACAACCTTGTCAGCAGGGTTACCAGTGATGAGTGCCACGTCTTGTGGTTTCTTTTTTGTCTTTTTCATATTTTTCCGCAGGTTTACCTAGGCCGTTTAACTGCACATTGTTTGTATTTATAATTATTTAGCTCGTAAAAAAACCCACCGAAGTGGGTTAATCTACAGAAAGGAGCTGATCTATATGCCCGAACCTACCTCGGAAAGAGTATCCTAGCGGTAAAAGCATTTGCTCTATTCCCGGACTGCATGTTTCTAAGGTTATTACAGGTTTAAACTTTTGAATTGTATTGATTGCTCCTCTAATAACATTTTCTTCAAATGTCTCACAATCAAGTTGAATATAATCACATGCGGTTAAATTTAGCTGATCAATAGTGAACATAGGAATGTATCTCTCACCATCAGTTGTTACTCGATGAGTTCCTACATTTTCTTTGTTATGGTTCAATATTGCCATCATCTCATTACGATCACCAAGCGCTGCATTAATTTTAATTATGTTTGGATCGTCACAATTATGAGAAAGGCAATAAAAATTAAGTGGGTCCGGTTCAAATGTATAGACATAGTTAAAATGGTTTCTTAAAAGTTTTGGATACATTCCACAAGCACCACCTGCCTGAACGACAACATCAAATTTTTTTACGTGGCTTAAAAATCCTTCTTTTAGTTTTGGCCAGTCGTAGAGAGGACCTTCCCAAAGACCAGTATCTGATTTTGGCCACATCCATTTTTCTATACCGTCGATATTGTGATGCTTAAACAGTACTAAATCATTTAAACCGTTATTCGAAGATTCCATCTGCAACTCCTAGATCTATACACTCCTGCGCAGATAGCCATACATCCGAAGGAGGCAGTAGCTTTCTTTTTATTGTTTTTTCATCCATCGGGCATTGTTCCTTCATTATATCTAGCATCCTTTGTTTGACATATCTTGTCTCTTTTTCTGATGCTTTGATGTCATGTTCTTTACCTTCATAAAAGGTAGAAAACTGATGAGACATGACGCTAGTATTCTTTGTAATTGATCTGTGGCCTCTCGCACCAGAGATAAAGATCAAGAATGCAGCGCTCATCAGGCTTCCTGTTCCAACTGTATAAACAGGAATACGACTTGCTTTCATGATATCGATCAGAGCAAAGGCACTATACAGTTCACCACCACAACTATTAATGAATAGTCTCAGTTCCTTGTGCTGACCTGTAATATTTTCTGAAAGTATCCAACGAATAACCTCTCCGCAGCTAACTTCGTCAATATCTCCAGTCAGATAGAAAGTACCACTTCTGTACAGATTCCAATCTATTTGATCCTGCACTGTTGATGCGTTTGGAATATCGTTCATAATTTTCCTATATTGGACACTTCAAGTTTGAGATTACAGTTTCAATATATGGTAGCTTTACACCTCTTCTATAAAGGTATAAAGACTGAAGTCTGTAAGCCTGTCTTTCTTTTTTTAACCATCTACTGCAAGTGTATGTATCTCCCCACTGAGCTCGTTGAATATGATGAATCATTTCATGAACCATTATCGATCTGTCGATAATGTTATTAGGATCCAAGGTATAGTCATAGTAAACGACTCCTTTGGTATATATCGCAGAGACAGTACAGCCAGAACTATGGCAAAACACTTCCTCTAGTTCTTGTCTTGATCTTGGAACCAGAGTAGGTGTTGATAGATATCCATCATAATTCATCAGCACTCTGGCGTCATTGAGCAGTGAGTTTATATCCCACATAGCAAAAACCGATGGGGAGTACAAGCACAAAAGTAGTAATAACTTAGCTTTTAAGTTTTTCAAGATCCAGATTACCTAACGCATAACATTCTGAGATAAAGCTGTAAAGTAGTTCTTCTTCTGATTCCAGTGCTTCTCTTTCCCACGGTTGATCGTCGTACTTAAGATTCCTGTATCTTTTTCCTTCCCACATATCAACTGGGTAATGACCAACATAAAACGTCTTCAATTGTCTTGTTGTATATTGCTTGACGTGAACACACTCGTGTGCAAGTGTTAATAATTTGTGATTAACAGATACATGAGCACCGAGCTCAATTTCGTATTCATACTTGCTCTTGTAGTAGCATGAACCATCGGCATAATCACTATCTGTTTGTTTGACAATTATGTTGAGCTTCTTGAATTTAGTTTCGGGAAGGAGTCTGCCGAGATAGAACCTTGTTGCCTCACGAATAACTTTTGCAAGGTATCTATTATTAAACTTTCTCGTTTTTACTATCATGTAGTTTATTGGTCTCAATCATGGCATGAATAACATCAGCTGGAAGATCAAACATTCTCATGATGTAGTAGAAGATTGTTTGAATCGTAATTATAACAGCGGAAAGAGCAAATATCCACGAGAAAAGGAATATTACGGTAATAAAACTAAACAAACGTCTTAAAAGCATCTTTGAATTTTCCCTTCTCTTGTTTCAATCTTGCACCAGTATCGGATTTATCGAATACGGGAGTGTCGTCAACCACATCCTCTTGAGCACTCTGTTCGACATCATACAAACGCATCTTTGGTCTATCGACACCAATAACAAAACGTCTGTTGATGTTAGGATCACTATATCTGTTCTTTAACTGCTTTACCATGAACTGATTCAGATCTTGAAGTTCATCAGAACTAATTAGCGCAATCATGAAATCTGCTGTTGCAGGAAGACCAAACGATTCACTAGTATCTTCAAGTCCAAGATCACTCGATGTGTAACCACTTCTCGTTGTTTGAGTAGCAGTTACAATAGGCACATCAAACTCGACAGCAAGTCCTCGCAACTCCTCTGCAATCGCCTTAATGTATGTATATGAGTTTACATTTGCACCATACTTGAGTCTCGATGATGTACAAATATTGAGGTAATCAATATAGATGATGTCTGGAGCAAAGTTTCGTTTGATTTTCAGCTCATTGAGAAGATGTCTCATGTGACCAGCACCAGCAGATGCTGTCGGATACTCTTTAATTATCAACTTTCCACTTGTCTTCTCTCTTACACGAGCAATCTTTTTCTCATATGCGTCCTTTGGTAGAATACTCAACTCATCGACTGTGACATTGAGTAGATTGGCATCAATACGTTCTGCAATACGCTCTTCTGCCATCTCCATTGTTATGTAAAGGACATTATTACCTTTGGAAAGGTTAGCTGCTGCACAATGACACATAAAGAGAGACTTACCAACACCAGTGCCAGCAAGTATAACATTGAGAGTCTTGTTTGGTAGCCCACCCTTGGAAATCTTGTTAAGTAGTTCCAAATCGAACGGTACTCTCTTTTCTTTTTTATGGTAGTAATCGTATCGAGCATCGTAGTCTTCTAGAAAATCATGTCCTATATGTGAATCGAAAGAAACTGCTAATGCATCAGAAAGGATCTGAGGTATCGACCCTTTACTTTCGTTTCCTTTGCCATCATCAAGAATCGTTATTGATTTCATGATGGCATTGTAAATTGCTTTATCTTGACAGAACTTCTCTGTGTGGTCTAGTAACCAGTGAATGTTCTGTGAAGGAGTGTCTTCAAGCGCATTTACAAACTCTTCTACCTCATTAAAGTAAGAAGATATATTTTTATCGTTGTCTAACTCAACAACAAGTGCTTCTTTTGATGGGAACTTATTGTATTTGTTTGTGAATGCATGCACGCAATCAAATACTGCTTTGTGAACCCTATCTTGAAAATATTCAACCTTTAAAAAAGGAATGGCCTTGCGGCCATACTCCTCATTGTTTAATAGATTGGAAAGAATTAGTTTCTCTATCATATTGCTCCAGTTTAACTACAAGGGCACCATTTGGTCTTTTTGAGAGAAAGTCTAGTATATCTCTATCACGAAAAAAATACTTAAAGCCAATTTCGTCATGCTGGTTCTTGTACGTCACCTTGTACTTCTGCGATTGCTGATCCATAGCTAAATTTCCTTTTTGCATACTCTTCAAGTTGTTGCATATAGGTGTCATCAAAGAAGGATTCTGGTTTGGTAATTATTTCCTTACCATATACTTTACGACCATCTGGTAGTTCGTATCTATTACCAACTTTTTTAAACAAACCAGCTTCTTCCGCAAGCTCAAGAAGTCCAAAGTACCTATCTAATCCCTTGTCGAAAGTAAGTAACACAGTTGCGTCTTGGTTTTCTTTTGAGAGTCTTGATTTGTATGTTTTGATCTTGATCTGGCTCCCGATGACGTCTCCATCAGAATCCTTTTCTTTCTTTTTGGAGAGCATAGCAATAGTGCTAGCTGCGTACTTGAGGCCTGTTCCTCCACCGAGTTCTTTTGTTGGTACATATGATCCGACTACCTCATAGACGTGGTTTGTAACAAGCATTGGTACTTTCACCTTTGCCAGCTTTAAAGTAAGTACACGAAAAGCTGCTTTGATAACCTGAGCTTTTGTCATGTCGCGAACATCTTTTCCATCTAGCGAGTCTTCCATCTCTTTATTAGTAGACAAAAGACCAAGACTATCTAACACAAACATCATTGGTGGACGATCTTGCTGCTTTTCATAAGCATCGATCATCTTTAATGCGTGTGTCTTGAATTTCTGAATAGTATCTGGCTCTGCAATAATAACACGTGTGGTGTCAACCCCACGGGACTCCATCATTGCTCTGGTAACCGCTGCTTCTGTATCGTAGTAGACGACTGCTCCTGTTGGGTTCTTGTCAAGGAAGGCTCTAACGATACCAAGTACGAAGAAAGTTTTACCAGTAGCGGACTCTCCTGCAAAAGCAGTAATTTTGTTATCAGGTACGCCGCCATAGAGGCTACCAGAGAGAAGAGCGTTGAGAATATAGCTGCCAGTATCAATACAACCAGAAAACTCAGCACTACCATCGCCGTCACTGGCCAGGTGAGTATCCTCATCACCAATCTCCTTAATCAAATTTTTCAAAAAGCTCATGTCATCTTCCTTATTTTATCTTTGTCAATCGAGATCTTCTTCTTTGATCCCTTTCCAATCAACGAAACCAATTTTTGATACCTCTTCTCAGCTGCTTCATCTTTTTCTGGCTGCCATTTATTCTTGATTCTTGTGTTCATTGCTTTCTGATATCGCTTGGCTCTGAGGATACCTTGATTAGCAGCGATCAATAGCAAAACAGCAAGAGGATCAAATACCGCAACAATCATAATAATTACCC